CTAAACTCATTCTGTACCCTCCTCCTCAGGTGTTACAGTACTTATCTTTGTTGTTGATTTTTGACTATACTCGGACATTACTTTATCTAAACAACCATCAACGTTGGCTTCCCATGCTTTACGAAACTTCTTAATGATTTCGCCATCAAGTGTTGTATAAACTAAACTGTTGCCTTCTTTCTTAACAAGTTCGGCCTTCTCAATCATATCTAATAGACCTGAGTAAGGACTCATACCTGTTTCGTAAGGAATTTTAACTTGTACTGATTCAAATGGTTTTGCATAACGAGTTTTCATAATTTTGCAAGCGGCACGAATACCTCGCACATCACTAATCTTATTACCATCTTCATCTTCTTTAAGTTTCAGTTTCTTCATAGCAACAACAATGCTTGATGCGTAAACGAAACCTTGACCACCACTGATTTTATCATCTGGATCAAACATATCCTGTGAAGCATATGTGTGATTAGTAGCTACTAAACCAATACCAAGTGAACCAAACATATTAACACAGTTACGAACTAATGCTGTCAATGCCTTGGGCTTACGACCCATGTCACCTTTCATATCACCCGCTTCAAACTGATTAACATCAGTTGGTGTTAACAACATACCCAATGAGTCAACTACAAACAATACCTTAGGACGATCTGTTTCCGATAATGCTTTATAATCTTTAACGAACATAGAAATAGTTTTTCCTACTTCGTCAATCATTGCCATGTTTAGTTTTAATAGTTTATTTTCTTCTGTAGATACACCAAGTGCGTGTAACCAAGCTTCGTCAAGGGCATTCTCTGAATCAACTAAGACTACAAAGATTCCTTGTTGTTGTGCGTGTCTGACGAGGTTTCCTGAGCAGATGAACGATTTTCCGGCGCCTGACTCTCCGGCAAAGACAGTAACTTTACCAAGAGGTACGCCTTTATTAAAGTCACCACTAATGAGATAGTTGAGAGCATAATTTCCTGTCGAGATCCAATCAGTAGGATCGTTAAATCCTATTGATAGACCTTCGATACTTTTTGTAATGTCCTTACGGAATTTACTTACGTCAAAAGGTTTTGCCATTTAGCTATCCATTTCCATTGCTAATGCTTCTTTGATTACAGCGAATAATTCATCTTCTGTAGTGCAAAGAATTTTAGAAGTCTTCCAATCGTTTTCATTATCACGACCACCAATTTCAATCATAAAGCCATTGTCATATCGGTTAACAGTAAATGATTCATTTACTTTGCTTAATTTTTCTAAGTATTTCATATTATTCCTTATTGTTTGTGTACACCGTTAGTATACAAACTAAACGGTTCTTTGTCAAGGTATTCTGGACAATTATCCGCAATACGCTCTAGTTCATTGTCATTTGGAAAATGTCGTAATGCAGTCCTTGCTTTGTCTCTTATTAGACTAGGCACTCTAGGTGTCTTGCCCGGGTCGCATAGTTCTTCCAATAACTTTTTACCCTGCTTTAGGGCACGGTATCGTTCGTCTGGTAGTGTCATGGAGTTCTCCTTAGGAAGGGGCCTAAGCCCCATCACCTATTAAGACTTGTTTTGTCTAGCACGAATCATTGCTAGAATGTCTTGTGCTTTGTCACTTGATGTGCCAGCTGCCGGGACACTAACTGGTGCAGTTGTTGTTGCAGGCTCATCTTCCCAAGGTGCTGAAGTCTCTGCTACGGGTGCTGTTGCGGGTGCTCTAGTTTCAGTAGTAGCTGTTTGTTTATCCGCGGTCGCTCCTGCAGGTGCTTCTAGTCCCCAAGGACGATAGTAACTACCCCAACGTTCATTATCAAAAGGTTGACCATCTACACTTGCTTCAAACATTTCTTTAATGATGCGTAACTCTGCTTCATTAGGCTTCTTAGGTAAGAAGTCTGTTAAGTTAAACAAACCATGTGCTTCAATAGCGGCTTGTTCTGACTCATTCAATGGTGATTCTTTACGTGCCCAATTACTAGTAGAGTAATCAGCATAGCCACCTTTACTTGTTTTCTTAATGTTGAAGTCAACACCGTGCAAGTAATCTGTTGGCAATTCTTCCATTTCAGGATCCATCAAACTAGATTTAATCACGTTGAAAATTTGTGAACTGATAACAAATCTGCGAATTGGATTTGCAGGAACTTTGTCATCACCTAGTGGATTTTGACGTACAAAACCCTGAAAGATATAACTACGTTTCTTCCAATACTTGTTTGCCATTTCTTTCAATGTTTCGTCTTTATACCAAGGACGAACTTCTGCCAAGATAGGGCAAGTCTCGCCTGTACCATACATTTCAATACAAGGTACTTGAACGATTGTTTGTTTAATGTTAGGATCACCCTTGACCCCATTGAACGGCAACTTAATTAGTTGACGTTCTACCCAGAAGAATGTATTACTACTATTTGCGTCAGGCAAGAAACGAACTGTTGCCGTCGTGCCTTCGTCAATGTTCCAATGGGGGTAGATAGAGTTATCTGATTGGGTTTGTGAACCCTTGTTGTTTGTTTTATTGTCTTGTGCCGCGATACGGGCACGAATGTCTGCTAATGATGCCATAATAATATTTCCTTATAAAATTGAGATGGTCTCGTTTTTTAATATTCGCTACTTCCCTATGAAGTAACTAACATTAGAGATAGTATAGCAAAACTATCTCTCAATGTCAATAGTATTTATCCCGTTTGTGGGTAAACACATTTTTTTCTACGGTTTTTTTACCCTTTTATATAGGGTAGTCCGATTATATTGTCCAACATACGTGAGTATGTTCTGTCTAAACTTTCTTTAAACAATTCATCCTGCTGTGATATTTCAACTGGTTGACTAAACAATGTCATCTTAACTAGGTTTAGAAAAGCAGTCATTTTTGGTTCCGTCAATATAGGGTCATTACCATCAAATATCTTTTTCAGATACCACGCTTCATCCTGTATATCATATGAGATTTGCCCATCACCATACGTAGGACTTTTTCTGCCTAGTTCATTTCTGAATTTACTCTTAAACATATTAATTAAAATATGTAAATGGTCTCTCATCCAATCATTAAAATCAGGATCACCCCAATCTTTGTATATCTTAGGAGGAGCCTTATCATCCGGATATTCAACTAATTGAATAGATTCGGCTAGTTCATCAACATCAATTCCCTTTGACATTTTATCAAGGTCTTTACTCGCCTTACTATAGTGAGGCGGACGTGACGAAGTGGATGCTTTATCTAATGCAGTTCTGGCTAACTCACCTGCATCAACGTGTGGTTGACTTCCTTTTGGACTTGCTGGTTTTGGTTCAATTTTAGGCGTTCTAGTATCTGTTTTAGTCATATCGATATTAGTTGGTGTAGTTGGTTTAGGAATCGCATTCGGGTCTACATCAGCCGTAGTATCATTGTATATTTGCTTAATAACATTTAATATGTTACGAGCCTCTTCAGCATCATTCTTTATTTCCGATGTTGTAGTATTCATTTCTTTTTCAAAGTTATCAATTGTACGTTGATATCCAGCAACAATGTCAGCATACTTTTTAAGCGCACTTGCGTTCTTATCAAATTGACTTGTATTTCTTGCAAGACTCTTTACAAATCTACGTTCTTTTGCTTCTAATTCACCCTGTGTTTGTTTTAATTTCTTATCAAGTTCATTAAACTGAGCATCACCTATAGATTGTTTTTCCTGAACACGTGCGATTAATGCTTGTAATTTGTTAACGTCTTTATCTTCAGCGGCAGGATTATCAACTAACTCTTTAATTTGTGTTTCTAAGTTTTTAAACTTCTCTGGATCCATACCAGGTTTAGATTTTAATAGTTGTAAATCTTTTTGAAGTTTCTCTAACTCATCAGCACTTATTTTTGCTTTTTCTTGTCTATCTGCGCTACCGGTAGTTAGTGTACCACTTAGTTGTTTCAGTCTTTCAACTTCACGGTCAGTCTCTTGTGCTTGTTCTTCATAATCTTGTAACTCTTGCCCAATAGACTTAATAGCATTCTGTTGAGTATTGATTAGATTATTCTGTGCCGAATCAGTTTTCTGTTGTTGCACAGCCTTATCAGCTATGTATAAAGATAGTGCTTGTTGGCTATCATAGCCAGGAAACCTCAGCATGGCTCTCTGCATTAAATCGTTATCTAACGATAATGCAGGACCTTTTGGTGCTTCTCTTAACAATGACGATATTTTCATATTACTTTTTTAACAAACGTCTAATAGAATCTAGGTCTTCTTGACCTTCTGTAACAGCTTGGTCTACATCGTGTATGTTCATATTCATCATATCACCATTTGATGTTTTTACGGTAACTGTGTTACCATTTACTTTAACAACTGTTCCTTG